GTTCGTTTAACTGTCCTCAGTATAGCGCAAATATTTTGAATGTCAACAACTTTTTTGAAAGATTTTTAAGTTTTTTGCTCTACCCCTAAAATCGCGGGATTTTCTTCTTTTAATGCTTATTAGTGTTGCATCTATATTTCAGGTGTGTTATACTGATAGTAAGAGTTATATATAGTCTCTTTAAAACTATATAGTACCTTTCATTATTTTCTAGAGCCGGGGATTACAAGTAGCTACAGTAGCAAAGCCTCGGACAGGCGGACGATCTCAGGCTGGGCGCAATCAACCAGCCTTAATTGACCATATAAGAGCCAAACACCTTGTCAGGTTAATAGGAACACTCTTGGTAATAGATTAAAGTTAGCCACTCTATAATGTTGTTGTTTATGCCAAAGGGCAACGTGTCTTTTCTCAATTTCTCACGACCCTGCAAAATGGTGGTATCTGGTCACTCAGGTGCTATGGTGTGAACAACTGCCGCGCTTTGTGGAATATCGGGCAACTGATAAACCGGGAATCGCGGGGAGTGCAGAGACAACGCCATCTAAGTGAGGATGTACATAAATTGAGAAAATGGAGCCGTGTACAACAAAAAGTCCGGAAGTACCTCAAAAGGGTAGCCGCGGACTACTTAGGTGATACGTTGAGGAGATCGTTCTTAAACAGGTGGCCTGCGCAGGTAAGTGCGATACAGTTACTAACAGGTGACTGATAATGAACCCTATCCCAGTTCCACCAAGAAATGGCGCGGGAGTTAAGGAATAACATTAAACTAGGCTGTACAACTAGTGTTTAGCTGTGTGACTGATAAGCTAGGAGTTGGCGGGTGTTTAGTGGTTAAGAGTTGTTTCCTTATCTCGCTGCTATAGGAACCAGGGGTAGAGGGCTCCACTAAACTCTAAATTAATGTAAACCGTTTACAATAAGAAACAATTAAAATAATAACCGTCGAACAAATCGGCGGTCTTTTTATTGCCTCAAGCATTTTAAGGCCCATAAATAGTACAAATAATATAAAGAGGTATAATCTATCATCTTTAACGCCAAAACCTCTCAGAGAGCCCCTAAACAGCCTTAGAACGCAATATACAATCACTCACCCACCCATACACCACAACAACGCGCGCGGGCTGCCTTTTAATGCTACAAGCAACACTCCTCCTTATAGGGAAATAAAGATACACATAATAGCCTATAGAGAGACAATAACCCACAATAGGGCACACAGCTTAATAGCACACAAATAACATTAAATGCTTATAATTATATACAAACACCCATAATTACCCACAAAACACCCCAATAATGCATAAATTACCCACCACAACAACGCGCGCGGGCCTCTCTTTTAATGCTTCCTTACTTGGAATTTTTTACTAATAATACACTTATTATAAGGAATACATATAGGGGAATACACACTATCTTGCACCCAGGCCTAATATTTACGCAAAAATAGGTGAAAATAACGCATAATACGCCATTTTAGCACTAAATTGGGCGTATTTGCATACTTTTGGGCTATCTACCACCAATTATGTCTGTCGCAAAACTACGGATTGATCGACCCACGTGCCCAAATCACGCCACAACATATATACAAATACTGTCAAAACACCCCATTTTTGACCACAAATATACCATATATGATATATTTTCACCCACTTCACAGACAAAATGCAACGAAAATGCCGGGGAAATGAAAACTACCCCCTAAAATTTATATCATATTTGATATATTTATACCATTTATGATATATTTGCCCCAAATCCGCCATATTTACACCCTAAAACTATAGAACAAAACACGTACAATTTTACTCTAGCTTCCCCCAATTAAATACCCCTAAAAACAGCCCATTTGACACCCCGCGGGCCTTGCTTTTAACGCATTATATGTCATAGAATATCCCTCCATTATATTTTGCGAAGTAACACCAAACAACCCTAGCACCCCATACAATCAACGGGACTACCCAATACGGATAAAACAACCCTAAATTGCATAACGCCCACTACGCACTCTCTCAACGGGGGCTGCGACAACCCATAACAAACCGCGGCGCCCCTCCTTTACAGGCCCATTCCTTTTGCGAAGTAAGCATAACCCCCCGAATTAACACAAAACAACTATATATAAATACAAACCAACACGCGCCATCCTACACGTTCTCTACCCAGCTAACAGATACCACTACTATATATATAAGGGCGAGAAAGGGGGCCTATAGTTCGTAAAATGGGTATTGTGCGAAGTTAAAACAACCAACAATTGGCCATATATTTTGCGAAGTTAAACCACCACATTACCATCGTATGTCAAGTGTGTGTAAGTAATTATTTTTGTGGGGAAATTATTTTGTTGGGGAGAGATAGTGCAGGGTAGCTGAGGGTGGGGTGGGGGAGGCCACTCCCAACGATATTACATACTCTATTACGGGTGAATGAATGATGCTCATCCTTTTTCTACATACCCCATATTTTTGAAAGGTATATACCCTGGCAAAAAACAATATCCGCCCCAAAAACTAAAAGTATATACTTACCTAGAAAGGAGGCCTATATGGCAGAAGAAAAAAGACCTAAAGAATATTGGAGAGAAAGAAAACTTGCACAACGCGAGGGGAGGACAACACGCACAAAGAATAAGGATGGTGTAAGCATTAAAAAGAGAAACAAAGGTAAGGTTGCTAGTCAATGGACACAGACCGAGCAACAGGAACAATGGCTCAATTATTATATGGATCCTAAGTCGCCGAGTTATGCAAACGCCTATGCGAGTGCTATACGTGCCGGCTACAGTCGATGGGCCGCCCAAAAGATGGAGACGAAGGATTGTCAAAAGTGGGTCGCCGAGGCCAAGAATATGATGCGCCTTACTCCTGAACATCTTAAGCAACAGCTCCAGATGATTGTTGTAAATGATATATCAAAGGATGCCGATAAGATTAGCGCGATTAAGTTACTGGGTAAGGAGCATAATATGTTTGTTGATAAACAGGTAACCGCGCACGTAGGTATCGAGGAAGCACTGAAGGAACTGGACAACCTATGACGCAGCAAAAGAAACCGGCGAACCGCAAGCTTATCTATATCTGGGATGAAAACCTAGAATACTTTAACGGCTTACCTAATAAATCATCAGTAATTAATCTACTACTCAAGAAAGCTCGCGCAGATGGATGACCTGATGATTACCGAGAATAGAGGTTGGCGCAAGCCAAGCGCGTTGAGGAGGTGTAATGCAAGACATTAAATTAACCCCCGAACAACTAGAGAAGATTAAGCTCATTAAACAGGACTTCTACAAGTTCGCTAAGATGAACCTTTATATTAAGAATAAGTTCGCTAATATTGTGCCATTTGTCCCCAACGAACCTCAAAGGGCCTTAATAGACTACGTACTGCTTTGCATTAAAGAGAAGCGGCCAGTAAAGGTTATTATCTTAAAGGCTCGCCAGATGGGCTTTAGTACGGCCGTAGAGGCTCTTTGTTACTGGTGGACGTCTACGAACTTCAACATTAATAGCGTGATCATTGGTAATGATGAGAAGTCTTCTCTTAACCTTTATAGGATGTTCCGTCGTTATTTTGACAACACCAACATCCTGTTTAAACCGAGTGTAAGATACAACACTAAAAGCGACTTAACGTTTGAAAAGTTCGATGAGAACGGCAAACAGATAGGCTTAGGCTCGGCTATTAAGATTGAGACAGCCAAGAACAAATCCGCGGGGCGTTCAGATACAATTAACTTCCTACATGGATCTGAGGTCGCAACCTGGGAGAGCGGCGAGGATCTTGTGGCGTCCCTGATGCAAACTGTACCCGACGCAGAGGTCATGAAAAAACCCTCGATGGTATTTCTGGAGTCTACGGCAGAAGGGCGAGGCAATTACTTTCATAAAGAATATGTCGCTGCAGCCGAGGGTAAGAACAACTACCAGCCCGCGTTCGCCCCCTGGTGGATTCTTGATACCTATGAGCGCGATGCTACGTTTGAAGATTTAGGTAAACTCAACGACTATGAGCTATTCTTAGTCGATCTTATGAAGCGAGGCCACGATACACTAGGACACCATTTCCCCATTAGTGAGGATGCTATACCTAGAAAACTTGCATTCTACAGAAGAAAGGCCAAAGACTTCGCGGCAACCCCCGAGCGTCTACCCCAAGAATACCCAAGTTGTTTAGTAGCTGGAACGATGGTTGGTACAGATAGCGGTATCGTGCCTATAGAGTCGATGATTAAAGGCCAACAGACAAATCTCGGTGAGGTATTGGCGTCATGGGAGCAAGTCAAGTCGCCAGTTGCAAAGATTACAACGTCACTTGGTTATACTATTACCGGTACATACGATCACCCAGTAAAGACTCACGAAGGTTTTGTCGATCTAATAGACACCCTCAATAAAGACGTAGTCTTACTACCACCAAAGACTGCAGAAAAGAACTATGTGTGCTCGTGGAAGGATCTTGGCGTCACTCACTCAATCGAAGTCGATGAGCGTCTAGCTGAATGGATGGGGTACTTCATGGGCGACGGCAGCTATTATGGTGAAACCATATCGTTTGCATTTGATAGACAAGATAAGGACGTCATAACCCATATCAAGGGCCTTACGGAAGCGATATTTGGGCTAGAGCTGGCCGGGCGTGTTGTCGGCACAAAGAAGGGTGGCTATGAATTGCGGGCTAGTCGCAAAGGTATGACGCGCATAATGAAGGAGTTGGGACTCGTGCGTAAGCGAGAGTCGAGCAGCTATGCGCGTATTTTACGCGTACCAGAAGCTATTTGGCGTTCACCAGATACCGTCATACAGGCGTACTTACGCGGGCTACTAGAGGCAGACGGATGGAGTAACCATACAATGGTGAAATTCTTCTCAAAGAACCCCGAATTTGTCCAGGATATACAACTCCTACTACTTAGCCAGGGTATAACGTCGCGATTTAAGCAATACAACACCAAGAACGGCACGGGCTATGAGTATGTGGCGAATGAGCTATCTCTCCGTTCGGGCGAGGCTGACCGGTTTAAGAGGCTGATTGGTTTTCTGTCAAAGCGCAAGAATGGCCGTGGTTTTAGCAAGCAAGCTAATCCGATTGTGTTGAGAGACACTGTAGTATCTGTAGAACCTCTTGGCAATGACGTAACCTACAACCTTACCATTAAGGACGGCCACGAGTTTGACGCAAACGGTATCCATACCCACAACACGTGGCAGGAGGCATTCATCGCAAGTGGCAAGAATGTATTCAACCCATTAGCCTTACAGGAAATGGAGAAGGATGCAACCCCATTAGAGGATGTCGAGTATTACAAGATTACCCCATTAGAGGATCGCCCTTATGAAGAATTCGAGCTAGAGCAAATACCGTTTGAAAAGAATGAAACGCCCGATGACTTCACCTACAAAGCACCGCTTAAGATTTGGGAGAAGCCGAAGCCTTATAAGGAGTACGTAATTGGCGCTGACGTTGCAGAAGGTCTTAAGGGCGGCGACTTTAGTGTTGCTACTGTTGTAGATATTTCAACGATGGCGGTAGTAGCTCGCTGGCGAGGGCATTGCGACCCCGACAAATTTGGCGAGATCTTAGGCGCTCTTGGTACATATTACAATTATGCCCTTATAGGCGTAGAGGTAAACAACCATGGCCTTACCACAGTACAGAAACTAAGAGATACCTTCTATACGAACCTTTATAAGCGCGATAGAGGCTATGACGAGGAGTGGGAGACACCTACTGTTAACCTCGGGTGGAAGACTGATATGCGAACTAAACGCTTAATGATTGACGACCTTATCAAGCTAGTACGCGAGCGCGTGATTAAAGATAAGGATATTGTATTCATTAATGAGGCATTCAGCTATGTGCGTGATGAGCGTGGTAGAATGAATGCAGAGGAAGGCTCTCACGATGACGTTGTGATGTCTACAGCTATCGCTTATCAGCTATTCCCTTGGGGTGATAATGATATATCAAACTTAAAGGTAGTTTCTACCGCAAAGATGCATAAAATAACCAATGGATGACAAAACACTACTAGAGGTAACCAAGCGCTTTAAAAAGGCGCGGCAGTATACCGAGTCCCACTACAAGAGAACTTGGGCAAATGCGTTCAAGTCTTATAATGGCATTAGAACAATCCGCGGATATGCAGGACAAGCTGATGAGTTTGTGCCTGAAACCTTCTCAATCGTAGAAGCCCTCGTATCTTCATATGTTAAAACAAAGCCGCGGTTTAAGTATTGGCCACTACATGAAGAGCAAGAGCAAAGCGTTGAGGCATTAAATGGGCTTGTCAACTATTACTGGTCTATCAACAACATGACTGATAAGATGATTAGCTGGATTAAGGATATGGCCCTATACGGTACGGGTGTTTTAGCCTTTAGCTGGCTAAAAGATCGGCCACTTATCCAGAATATCCCCTTAAATGACTTCTTTGTTGATCCAGCAGCCCGCCATATCAACAATCCAGATGAGCCTGGATACCCCCGCTATGCAGGATATCGATACCTCACAAGTCTTGAACAGCTCAAATCTCAAATGGAGGTGGACGTAGAGACGGGTAAAGTAGAGAATAAGTACAAGAACCTTGATAAAGTGGTCTCCGGGACTGACAGCGAGGAGATGGACAAAGATATCAAGGAGATGTTGATTGGCTCTACTTACGGGAAAGACGCCATTAGCGAGCAGGTAGAGGTTATTGATTACTGGACTGAAAAGAAGCACGTGATGATTGCCAACCGTAGTGTTGTTATCTTAGAAGAGGACAATCCCTACGCCCGAAAAGAGTCTACAAAAGAGCTGCCAATGGATCTAGACGGTGAGATTATCCCGATGAAGGTGAAAATCCCCGCCATTAAAGGATTTCTACCGTTTGCAGTAGCCCGTAACTACGTTGATACGAGCCTATTCTATGGTAAGGGTATCGCCGAGGTTATTCTGAAGACCCAGGAGCTTCTGAACGATACAGCTAGCCAGAAGCGGGACAACATTGCTTACGTGTTGAACAATATGTGGCAGATTGAGCCCCGGTATCAACACCTAGCTGAGCGTATCCAGTCCGCACCGGGCGCGATATTCCCAATCCCTAAGGGTGCGCTTACCCCAATTGAGAAGAACGACATTAGTCCAGCTGCAGATGCCGAGATTAGCCGCCTTACCCAGCAGATGCGCACTGCAGTAGCCGCTGATGCAGCCGTCCAAGGCATTGGTCAACGCTTTAGCCGTACAACTGCTACTGAGATTTCTAACCAGTTGGAGCAAGCAGACGCCCGTACTAACGTTAAGATGCAGTCATTAGAGGATGGCGGTCTTGCCCAGGTAGGCTCAATCCTGTTTAAGATGATTCAGCTGTTCGTCAAAGAGGATACCCCAGTACGGATGACTGACCATAACCAAATTACCTGGCAGGTCTATAGCCCAGACGTCTACTTTGGTGAATATCAGCCAAAGGTTGTGCTTGAGAGTACCGCAGACGCCGAGATTGCAATGCTCAGCCAGGCAATGCAAACAGCCGCGCAGTTCAGCCTCCAAAACCCCCTCGTCAACCAAGAGGCATTCTTACGTAATATGTACAAGACTCTGTTTAGTAAGTACATGACTGAGGATGACATTAATGAGATGCTTACTGTGCCACAGCCGATGATGGGCCCCGACGGCCAGCCGGTAGACCCAAGCCTTGTACAAAGCGGCGCGTCCCTTGCCCCGGGCGCTGAAGAGTACCTACTAGGCGCAACCGCAACTCAAGGAGGTGGCGATTCCTTTAATAAGCGAGCCCAAACCGGCAATCAAGGCGGCGGGGGAGCTAATAGTAACGATAACAACATTAGACGAGTGAGGAGCGAGCATGCAAGTACAAGACTCCGATAACAAATGGGAGAAAATCGCCCATCAATGGGAGCAATTCTCCAAAACAGAAGCCTATAAAGAGTTAATGAGCTACATCGATCTGCAAAAGGATGTAAATTCTACACTAGCTGCCGGGCCTATTGAAATTTACAAAGACGTACCAGTTGTTGACAATAAAACAATGCAACAACTCGAGTTTGAACCCGAGAAGCTGGCGTATCTTTTACAACGCAATGTAGGACTTGACGCTATCCGCCTTTACATTGAAGGTTTCAGTATCCAATAATTTTTACAACAATGTAAGATGTACAGCGTAGGAGGGGCGGCCCCAACCCCTCCTATGTCCGCCTAATTGGGGCAAGACAGAGACTTTAGTCGCGTTGCGGCTTTAGTCGCAGATAGACAAACTAATAGGAGTACACTAGAATGGAAGATTCCCTTACCGGAACTAACGATGCTAGCCTCGATCAAGAGCCTACTAGCGTTAACGAACCGGCGGATATCTCTAGCGATACTACCTCTCAAGCTCCAGTAGAGCAAGATGTAGTAGCTGAGCCCGCCCAAGAAAGCGAGCCAGCAGATAGCGGGCTGAGTAAATTCGCGAAGGCGCAAGGTTTTGATCTTGATAACGCTAGCGAAGATACGAAACGTGCCCTCAAAATTGCTCTGGATAACCAGCGCTCATTCCGTAGCGCAAAGCAATTAGCAGATACCAGCGAACCTACTGACGACTTGCGCGCAGAGGTTGCTAACCTGAAGTACGAGCGACAGGTTGAGCGATTCTTTGGCAAGCAAGGCCGTGACCGCAATCTCGAAGCGGTAATGTATGACATCGTAAAGGATAAAGCTGCTAAATACGGCGTAGAATATGCAAATAACCTACGGCACGACCTCGACACTCTGTATGATTTAGCCGTACTTAAGTCGAGCCAGAACACCTCAAATGTGGATCCGGAGCAAATCCGTCGAGAGGAAAGGGAGTCTATCAATCAACAACTCCAGCAGGGCGCTCAAGCCCATGCTACTGATCAAACCCCTACGGTAACCACTATTCAGGATGTCATGACCAAGTATGAAATTGGCTCACCTGAATACATTGCCGCAATAGACAAACTAACAAACTAAAAGGAAATAAATAAATGGCTAACTATGTAACGCCTACTAAGGGCCGGATGTCGGCAGATGACGCCGCAAAGACTCATAGCTTTGTTCCGCAGATTTAACACACCAGATCTGATTAAACCTTTTCTAAACAACTGGAACCGAACTTAGGGTGTCGGAACCAGAGGGAACTTTAAGTAACACCGGTTAAACAATCATTGGAGATATGATATGAAACGTATAAGTGTGAAATATTTAGCAGGGCTGATTGATGGCGAAGGCTGTATCGACTGGCAAAAAGGCTGGCGAGACAACGGAACGCGCCTATATATCCGCCCCCGATTAAGGATTACATTAACCAAACCAGGATTTGACCTACTGGAAAATTTACACGCGAACTTCAAGGGAAATATAGAGACAAGGAAAAGATCACTCAAGAATCCCAATTGGATGGAGGCCCGAAATTGGGTTGTCACCGGGAGTCGCGCTGTAATGGTTCTTAATCAGGTAAAAAATTCATTAAACATCAAGAAAGAGCAAGCTAAACTTGCAATCGCTTGGGAAAGATATGTCAAAGGTGAGAGAGTATCTCAAGAAACCATAGATATCTTGGTCGAAGAAATGAAGCTAATGAAAAAAGACCCGCATCGACTAAGTGAAAAGGCAATGGCTCGAGTCAATGAGTCATTGAAGCGATAGTCAGAATACTTTTTAGTATTACGTGGGCCCCTGAAGTAGAAAAAAACCGTACAGATAACCTCGTTCTCTGGAACTTCATTGACCACTCAAACCTTGACCCAGGTACTCAACAGGGTGACGTTGTGCACGTGCCATTCATGAGCGAAATTGCTGATGACTTTGCTACTAACGCTTCAGTTACTGCGCCTTCGACTATTGAAGCTGTTAACACGTCTCTTATTGATGTGTTCATTGACCGCTACCTCCGCAAGGCCGTTGGTATCCAGGACGTGGCTAAAGCTCAAAGCAAGTACGAAGCCCGCGCTCTCTACGTTGAGCGGCTCGGTCGCTGGATGGCTCGCGGGATGGACAAGGAAGTCCTCGACAAGATCCGCGCAGGCGGTGTTAAGAAGACCCAAACCGCAACCGCTGGTGTGTTGGCTTACGCTGACATTGTGAAGGCCCTCGGTGAGCTTGACGCTGCAAACGTACCTGAAGATGACCGCGCACTGTTCGTTAACGGTAAGACTCGCGCACTTCTCCGCTTGATCCCTGAGATTACCCACTACTCAGCTGTCGGTGAGGCTGGCATTGTAAAGACAAAGAACGGCCTTATTGCACACCTCTTCGGTATGCCTATCTACGTAAGCAATATCATCGATCAGGTTGGCGGCAAGGATGTTGTGTACGTCATGCACAAGAGCGCCGTCAAGGGCCTGGCTCAGATGACCAAGACTGAAGATGGTCGCGACAAGCTGGCTGGCACTGACTACGTTGTCGGCTCGACGCTGTTTGGTTGTGCAGTTGCACGTCCAGACCACGCTGTTGAGATTACTATTAAATAGTAACTCTTGACCTAAAGCCTCCTCCCAAGCGGAGGGGGCTTATTTTTAGATAAGGAGATAATAATGACAAAATGGGTAAACAACAGCGCGTGGAACGCGTTACTATCAAAAATAAACACTGCAAATAACGTGTTCATCCTTCCGCGGTACATAAACGACTATGCAACCGCCAACAACGAGAAACTCGGTGAAGGTAGTTATACGCCAACAGCATTGACATTTCCGTCGACAGGCGAACGTGTCGTAACCCTCCCTGAAGTCCGCAATATAAGTATCAGTAAGACAGGCAATGCGAATCATGTAGCTTACCTGAACGGCACTGAGATACTATTTGTTACCGATGTGACAGTTCAACCAGTAACGCAAAATGGAACAGCGACGCTTACCGGTGTGCAGCTAAAGGCGGAGGATATCTAATATGGCTGCGATAGAACATTGCGTTACATCGATAGCTGACATGGCCGAAAAAATAGGGTATCGTGTATGGTTCGACTATGCGACATGCTATATACATCGCATGCGCGGCAAGGAGCTAGCCAGATTCGAAATGGACAACCAACAGAATTATTGGATGAGTGGAGAGTTGGCGAGTAGACTCACTGAGGTATATGGCGCAGAGTTTCTGGATTGGTTAAAGCCAATTACAGACGTAGCCGGCGAACAGTCTCGAGACGGGCTATATGTGCTATTTGATACAAGTCTTAATTGGTGGAATTTAAAAGAGTATCCAGACGGAACAGGCGTGGAGACTCTCAACAAAAACTCTCGAGATGCAATGTATACTGAGCGCGGAGTTAAAAGACTTAAGGCGCGATACGATTCAATGTCCAAATGTATTCCGGTTGAAGCGGCTAAAATACCTTCAGGCGAAAGAGAAAGCCAAGCAGATAGTGGCAACCATTCTGGACAGAACAACCCAGAAGGCGGCAACAACAATTTCTTTAGAATGAATTTTTAGGAGGTTATATGGCTAATAATATGACAATCGGCCTTTTGGCTGCGGCTATAACCGATGAAGTTAATACAATAGATATAGAGGTTGCCTATAACCAGTTTTTTCCCAGCGCGCCGTTTTATATCACCGTGTCGCCTATAGATGAGCCCCCTACTGCGCTTAACTCGGAGATAATGGCAGTTAGGGCGCGTAACGGTAAGACGCTTACTGTGACTCGCGGGCAACGAGGAATAGTCTCAAAGGCCCACAAGAAAGGTTCGCTAGTGTATCGCGGTGTTTATTACGAAAATCTACTGCATGTTGGTGATATCGTAATGACACTAAACACCAACCCGATGCCAGGACGCTTACTCCTTAATGGACAAGGAGGCTATAGCAAATGGGATTATCCATTGCTCTACGACCATATCTCGCGTAACCCCCGATATGGCACGATTAGCGGCGATACATTCACGCTAGCAAACTTTAGCGGTAGATTCCCGTTAATAGCTGGCGGCTTTGACCCTATGGGCTCAGAAGGTGGCAGTGATTCAATACGCCTAGCTCCGCAAAATTACCAAACCAATACCTGGATGAGCGACACGATATCTCCATCAGGGCCTGTACACAAAGCCGTAAACGGAGGCGGGGCATATGGTTTTCACGTCCACGCAACGTCAGGCAGGGGTGATGATTCATCAAAGAATGTGCCACTTGAATGGCGTCCTAGCTATATCGCTCTGAACTTTGAAATTGTAGCGGGGTAGGATATGTTATTATCTATACCCCAAAAAGATTTGCCGAGCGAGGTTGCAAAAGACTTCTGGGCGGATACAGACACTCTTACTGCCGGCCCCGATGGGTTAGTGGCGCACTCTAGTAGGTTTTCGACACACTATGCCTCGGTTAAGAAGGTTAAGGGGTATAGCAACGTAGAGCTGCTCGCCAAAGTAAAAATAGGCACAGCCGCGTATAAACAGGGCCTACTCGTTATCCGTGGTAATGTGTATTACGATGAAGGCCAAAGAAAAAATGTCGACTCCGGGTATGTCTTAGCCCTCCAAGAGGGTGGTGGCTCAATGTACATGAAGGTCGACAAGGCACAGGGCGGGTTTACTGACGCGATACGTGTGCCATATCCTACTGAGTGGAACTGGTATAGATTTAGCGTTAAGGACGATATAATCAAGGCTAAGTTTTGGCGCGATGGACATCCCGAGCCGGCATGGCAGATAGTGATAAGCGACAACACTTGGAGGTCGGACAGTAACGGGTCGGTTGGTATAGCTCACTTTAGCGGCGGCAATGTAACATACAACTACATAGCCGCATCAACTGAAAGTAGGCCCGCGCCGCTGCCGGGAGAGTACGCAAATACTTTCATATCATCTAAGCCAGAACCCGAGCTTGGTTATTGGGGCGCGCCCGGTCTACGTCCATTAGGCGCGATATTGCCGGTAAAGAATACGCCAAAGGTTTATACGCTAACACCTCAAAGGGCGACCGAACGCCTGACAATACCCCGCCCAACGTTAACTGCTATTGGCCCAACCTATAACCTGCGCGGCAATCGTGGCTGGGCGCATCTCGTATTCAAGAAACAACCAGCACTCACTTACTCGCCGCCAAAACCGGGCGAGTTACGGCCCGTACAAGTAACTGAACGTCTAACAATTAGGCCACCTACACTATCCCATATAGGGCCTGTATATGCTTTACAAGCGTCTAGAATTACCGAGAGGATATCTATATCGTCTCCGACTCTAACGGCTCATACAGAGGCTCTCATGGGGCCACAGCCCATAAACCTAAGTGTCAGTATTAGCAGCCCTAGTGTTATATTTATACCGAAGCCAGAAGTGCTGACTTTGCAGCCGGCTCCGATGACTTTGAGGTTAAATATTATACGCGACAATAGCCTACTCGACCCAAGCGTATACAACATTGAATACAAACGATATAAGCCTGATTATGTAGGTATAAAAGCTTATGAAGGTGAAACATTAAACATCGACCGGTACCGCCCTGATACAATAGAAACGGGCAAGATCGATAGTATCGAATTAGAAACAAATAGATATAAGCAAATAGCAATTAAATAGGAGAATATAATGGAAAATCTTGGCAAGTTTAGCGTAAGCAACATTGTCGATAGCGCGCCAAGCGGTAGCCTCGGCGTTGTGCTCGTGCCAAATGGCGGCAGCTACTCATTGGCGGCTACATCGTCTACTGGTGGCGGCGGAGGCCAGGGCGGCAATGTGCCAAAGCTCGGCGAGAGCGACACTAACTGGGTAGAGCAAGTAACCACTAAGGGCGCTTGGATGTACCGCCGCTATAACGGGCTGCTATTCATTAAGCCAAAAGGGCAGTATAGTGTTGTTGGCGGCTTGACAGCTGGCGCTAACACAGTATTCCAGATCCCCCAGCCGTACCGCGATAATATCGAGACTGCGGTTGGTGTACTGGTCAACAACTCAACCAGGCGCACCGATGGCTCAAACATTACCATTGATAATCTTGGTAACGTGACGATTAATGCCCAAGCTGCCGGTACTTACATTGTGCCGACACTCGCTATTCCTTACTCGGCACTAGGCTAGGAGGTTAAATGACGCTCGCTGATTTACGCAAGCGGGTGATGATAGATAAGCTGGACGACGAAGACTACGAGCCAGAGATTATCGACAACTTTTTGAATGACGCCCAGCGGGATATATTCAACCAATTTGAACTACCATTTATGGAAAAGATCTTTATTGGTGATGTACCCGCTGGTACGTCTATTATTAAGTTGCCCGATGACGTTAGCAGGGTAGAGATGCACGCAATGACCGGTATACAAAACTTCTTCCAAATGAAGCTCGAATACCGCGATTTCTTTATGCGTTTTGCAGATGCGATGAACAATACTCCGCATGCGCCCTATTTCTGGACTGAATACGCCGGTAATATTCTATTAGACGCCCCAACTGATAAAGAATACAAACTATACACGTATTATTATAAGACGCCAAATACAATGGCCCAAGATACTGATAAGCCCGATATCCCCGAAGAGTTTACCGAGTTACTCATTCTTGGCGCTCTCCGTCGCGTGCATGACCGTAACGAGGATATGGATCTATCTACTCAAGTAGAGAACCAGTACCAAGCTCAACTGCAAGAGATGGTTACTCGCTTTGGTATGCGCGATGCTTTTGGCCCTATTAAGATGCGTAATTTACAAATATAGGAGGATGAATGGCGCAGCAAGTTAAAATTGCTACCCAGCTAAATCTAGGAGGTATCGACCTTGTTACGCCAGTCGACCTTCTCCAGGAGGGTAAGAGTCCTTTTAGTAAGAACTTCCGCCTCCAAGCCCAACAAAAGGATTCCCGCCGCGTGGCCGTGTCAACTAGGCGCGGCCATTCTTTGCATATGGAACCATTGGGCGAAGCTCAAGCATTAGGTAATGCAGCTACCGTTACTCAACGGTTTAAGATTAATCGAGACAACGCTTTTCTTTTGCAACCGTTTACTGCTAACGTAGACCAACGAATTACTCGCCTAGATATAGATGTTAAGAACCCCGGCGGTGCTACTGGCCCAGTAATCGTAGAGATCCTAGAGGATGCGAACGGCTTGCCTGGTAACTGCTTATCGGTTAGCTCATTCCTTAACGGAAATATTGGCGATGAAGGCAATTGGGTGTCCTGTCGATTTATCAACCCGCCGAAGATTGAGACTGGCAAGAAATACTGGATTGCACTCAAGCCCCAGGACGATTCCCTCAAGTGGTATGAGATTGGCCTAGTTAACAGTACGCCCGAGGCTCGGTGGACTTCCGCGGCCTGGACGGTGAATACCCCCATTGCTGGCAAGATGCTACGCTATAGGCTTTATACAGCTCCCGAGAAGAAGCTCAAGGGCGCGTATCGCTTTAACCTGGACAACCGCAACAACCGTACCGTAGCCGTATACGACAACACGCTCTATTATGCAGATGAGGCCGCCGGTAAATGGCGCGAGATTATGTCGGGCTTGTCGCCCGAGGCTAGTGAATATAGCTTTGCCAACGGTGACGGTAAAATGTTTTGGGTTAACGGCCATGATGAGCTACGTTACTGGGATGGCACGCCGCCTCAAGACTATACTAACATCGTAGACAACGGCAACTTCAGTCTCCCAACTGTCCGATGGCAGGGTAGCGTGACGCGAGACACGACGGTGTACAAATCAGCTCCCGCATCACTCAAGATTACTGGCGGTGGACAACGCTACACTAAGAGCGACATTCAACTCACTAAAGGCAAACGCTATAAGATTAAATTCTCATCAGTCAGTGCAGCCGGTACGTCGCAAGTGTTCGTGAGTGTTAATACCCAACTGCGCCCAATTGCAGGTTACCAAAAACAGATGACAACCTCATGGGATAACCACGAGTTTTATTACTGGCCCGAACTGGATGTTACCAGCCTTGAGTTCGTCTCAACTGGTGAGGACTTCTGGATTGACGATGTGGAGATTATTGATACTGGCGTTGGTCGTATTGTTGACACCGAACTGCCCATACTTCGCGAGGTGATGTTCCATAAAGACCGTATGTGGGGTATTGTAGCTGGCCTGCCTAATACGATTATGTTTAGTGAAGCTCCCGGCAACCCCGCGTGGGATCCAACCGGTAAGATACCAACCAAACCAACCGAGCAATGGTACAACGAATGGCGGAGTACTAGTTTCTTCACTATCCCGCGTCCATTTAACGGCTCACCGGTAGTTAAGCTTTGCTCATTCCAGGACAATCTAGTCATCTTTACTCAGGACGGCAAGTATATTATTAGCGGCTACGATGAAGCTTCATTTACGATGCGGCAATCCACCGGTTTTAAGGGAGCTATTGCACGACGTGGAGTAGTTCAGGATGAGAACGCCATCTACTTTGTAGGTGACGCCGGGCTGTTTATGTTTAACGGTTCAAGCGATGTTCGTATATCAGATGCAATCACTCCATTAATTGATGGATGTCCGCGCATTACCGATATAGATGCGACTAAGTATAAAGATGAGATACGCTTCTACTTGGCGTCTAGCGGCTCAACAGTTAACGACACTTGTATCATCTACAATAAGCCATTAAAGGATATTGAATACGATACCGGCATCTACGGAGATCGCGCAATCTACTACGACGATGCAGATGACCGTGGACAGCTCGCAGTGTTTAACTCTTACGTAGGTATGAGCTACTACGCCGAGACACAAGTTTACCATGATATGGGTGCGCCGATCGACTTCGAATACCGATTCAAGTACGATAGCATGGGCAGCCCAATGCAGCGTAAACGTCTTAAGCGCTTCTACCCTATCTTCCAAGGTGTTGACTCTACCTTTAAGGTGGGCCTCGCGATGGATAAAGACTTCGCCGATGCGCCGAAGATTAAAGAACAGGTATTGTCTGTTAATGGTGCAAGGTGGGGACAATTTAAGTGGGGTGACGGCACGCTCTATGGTGGTAGTAAATCATTTAAGCCAAAGAGGCAAAGTTACTCAGGCTATGCACGTTACTGGCAGCTACGGGTATTCCGCAATGGTGTAGAAAACCGCGTGGCCTTTGTTGGCGCGCAATTTAGTTATAAAGCAAAGAGGTTATAAATGGGATTAATTAGTTATTCACAATTACAAGATGGTACTGAGGCGGTAGCGAACGACCTCAACAACCGTTTTGGTGCTATCTACAATGAGTTTAACGGTAGCATTGACGCCGCTAACCTCAAAAACTCGGCAGTGACTCGCGAGAAGATCGCCGACAATTCAATTACTAAAGATAAGCTAGCCCTCCGCCAATACATTGACGACAACGGCTGGACAGTAACCGACATGGGCGGTATTAAGACCTATAGCCGCACCATCCCTGTTACCGGTACACAAAATGACCATAACGGCCCAGGACATGTTGGCTTGCTTATTGAGGCTAATGGTCGCCGCGCAGGACTTGGGAGCTTCCCCGCACCTGTTGGTCGTACAATCGATAACATTATCGTTACCTGTACCTACTTCGGTCACTACTCGGGACACCTAGTAGTAAACGGCGAGAAGCGAGATGGTAAGATCTTTATCTCAGGCGGTAATATCTTCCCCTGGAACCTCTCCTTTGATGGCGAGGTACACGTCCAAGTAACGGAGAAGCTGTAATGTTGTCGCTTATTCAGCTAACGCCCGGCATGGATGACGCGACATTAGTTAATACGATTAATAAGAACTTTGAACAACTCCAGAACGAATCACAAACTAAGACAAGTAAGGACTCAACGGGGACGCGCCGGCTTTTGATCGGCCGCCCCGTTAATGGGGATCACGACATTATCGCCATCACTGTGCCAGGTAAAGATGTTGTAGAGGAAACTACAGTACGATGATTAATCCGGATAACTTTATCTTTCATAGCGACTTCTGGTATCCGACTGACTTTAAAGAGGGTAGCAAAGAGCTTGATGTTAGCCTGCCTACGACTACCGCGCTTGACGATATAGAGGACGGAGACTACTTTAGCGCTTGGCTAGAGTATCCGAACCAGCCGTGGATATATGGGCGATCTCCCTACGACCAATTCAATGTATTCGCCGAGAACGGCAAGCTTTGGTTTGCTAAAGCTCCCCAGTTCGGCGGCGCTCGCTTTAAGGGTACGGTGCACTATAGGATATATCACCGAGATAAGAACTTTCTATTTAGATCAACCGGTAAGTGTGAGATTATCGCCAAACGATTAACTGGCACAATGAATATGACGCCGGGAAGTAACGTCTCAACACTCGAGATACCGTCTGGGTTAACCGGCAAATATTTGGTTCGTGGCACTTATGTATTTAGGGGTGTGCGAGGATTGGTGGACTCATCAGCTGGCCCAATCTCGCTCTACACGACCTATGATCATGGCGCAAACACTATCAAGCTAAATGCGACAATGGAACAGGCGGCAGTACACGGTGAGTTTCTCCAGTATGATTTACAGCTTGTCCCGGCAAAGACAGACCATCCATGGGTATTTCACTCAGATAAGTTTGCCTTCTGTTTACCTCGTGTGATAGAGACCCAGATACGCGTACAGGGAGTAGCTCCGGCTAGGACAAAGTGGCGCATTCGTGGAGAGTCGTTCGATATCCCGGGCAGCCGCCAAGCGTATGACTACCTTACCCGTCACTCGATTAATACAAGGTGGCAGTCTCGCGGAGCCGGCATGAACGGGGGCTTAAACTTCTTGGGCCTCCTAGAAATTACACATGATAAAATAACCCCGATAGTAGAGGTCGACAACTCGTCGTATGGCCAGCCTACTGGGATAGATTCAGGGTACTTGATGTTTCGCATTTACGAGTATCAGAATAATATTAGTTAATGGAGATAGACGATGGCAATAGCGCCTAAAGTTCAAACAATCCAAGAGTCGATCGGTGACTTAAACCCCGCTTATGAAGGGTCGCGCAATGTCATCAATCAACAAATCGGCAACCTAGGGCAAAAGTACGACGCCCAACGCGCCGGTATTTATGCAGCCCGCGGTAACGCCTATAACGCAATCAACAACCAGGCGACAGGTAGAGGTTTAGCCTTTAGCGGCATACCAGCCCAGGAGCAAGCTCGCTACGAAGCCGAGAAGACGCTCCCCGCTTTGATGCAAGCTGACTTTCAGCAGAATGATGAAGGCCTACAATTACAAGGACGATTAGCCGATCTAGACAAAGAGCTACGTACAAACGCTCTAGGCCGTGTAGACCGCCAACAATCCGACCTTAATAACTGGAACCAAATGATTGCCGGGCAAGAGTTTACTGCAGGCGAGAATGAGAAGAATCGAAACTTCCAGCGAAGTGAACGTGAAGCTACTCAAGCGTTTACTGCTAGCCAAAACGCCCTTAACCGTGCCCAGCAGGCAGCCTTAAGTGCGGCTCGCTACTCAGGTGGCGGAGGCGGAGGTGGCCGCGTAAGCTACGCACGAGGTGGTGGCGGAGGCGGGAGCCGAGCTATTAACCCTAACGCAGCAGCTCAGGGTATTATTGCGGGTGCAATCCAAGGCGGTCGAGCAATTAGTCCTGCGATATTCCAGCTAGCCCGTGACGCCTACCGAAGCGCAGGTGGCAATACAAGCCAGTTTGCAAGCGACTTCTGGAAATACGTACCCCAAAACCAACGCGGTGGCGATGCGTGGAAAGCGTATTACTACGGATAAGAGAGGAGATAATAAATGACTTGTCTTGTAAAAAATAGCACATCGGAGGTAGTCCGATGACTGAAGATGAATGGAAGCAAATATATGGCGGGCGATGGAGCCAAGTACGCCCCGATGAAGAGGGCAACCGCTACGATAATGGCTGGAACCCAGACAGCTCACTAACCTACGAGGAAGAGCAGAAGCAACAACAGGAACAGAAACGCCAAGAGGAAGAGAAGAAAAAGAAAGAGGAAGAGGAAAAGAAGAAAAACGATTGGCTTGGTAATGGCCTTAAATGGCTTGGTGATACAGCTAAAGGCGTAGGCGCAGGCGTTCAACAGGCGGCAGGTAAGGCGGCTAGTGCAGTTGTCGATACCGGCGAGGCTTTGGCGCTTGCATCTAACCAGGTAGTAAACGCGTTCGACCAAGACACTAACGCAAAAGCCGGTAAGGCTATCATGGACTCCGCTGAGGGTGCTCGCAAGTGGATCCGAGACCAAAAGGATATTACCGGTAAGAACATTGAGGACACCACTAAAGCTAAGGAAGCTGGTGATAAGATTGGTCAAGGTAAGGCAGGTGCTCGAGATTGGGCGACTGCAGTAGGTGATGCTATTGATGCAGGCTCTACTCTTACTGGTTTTATTAACCCTACTCGTCTAGCTGTAGATGGTACCGAACTTACCGGCAAGGCATTAGCTGGCCAAATCGCTAAAGAGGTGGCTGCCCAAGGTGGCGCAAACGCCGCTCAAGTTTTTCTCCAAGAGTACGGCAAGACAGGTGACGTTGATAAGGCGCTCCAAAAGGCCGGAGAGCAAGCTGCTACTGGCGCAATCTTCCAGGGCGGGCTCGAAGGTCTTGGTTACGGCATTGGTAAACTCCGCGGCAAAGTTGGTGATGACGTTAACGCCAAGAATGCAGACGACGCCGTAGAAGCCCCTACAAACACTAAAACTAGCGAATATGGGTTAGATATCAACTCAGACGCTAAAGCCGCTGAGAGAGCGTCTCAAGGGCTTACAGAGACATCTACAGATGGCGCGTTACGCAGTACAGAGGGTGTTTCTGCGCAGCCTGAGAGTCGATACGCAAACCTAAGCACCGAAGAACTGAATAAGGCCAGCGCGCTAGACCCCCAAAACAAAGAGATCAACGCCGAACTATACCGCCGACAGTCAGAAGAGCTAAAAGCTCAACGCGAGGCTGAATCTCTCAATCGTGAACGTAATCCATTAGACGACATCAACGACGAGGTGAATGGCCCCAAAAGTCCCGAAGAGATTGCCCGACTCAATGAAGACCTCAAGCCGGGAGAGACGCCCAAAGGTCTCACCGAGCAAGAAAAGATGGCTTATGAGTCAGACCCTCAATTCCGTGAGCAAGTAGATAAGAGGCTGACAGAGGCGCGAAGTGACGCGTTGCGAAGCACTGAGGCGCGTAAAGACTTTGAGAATAACGGCCTACCTAACGACAGTAAGGCGGCCCAAGAATACCTTGACAATATCGATAACGGCAAGACAGATGGTTTGCCCGATCATGTATTCCGCGAGCGAGAAGGTGTAGATTCTATTGGCCAAATTCTCGGTGATGAGCAAATGCCGAAAGATGTGCGCAACGCAGCCGTGCAGGCGGCCGACCTAGGGCGTGAGATCGACGTTAAGCTTGAAAACTTAATGAACGACAACACCTACAATCAGGCGCATGCTCAAATGGATGCAGCTTATAAGGAGCGACTCGCAGCTGTTAATGATATGCCTGGCCCGCGTCAAGAGATTGAGCGGCAGCGCCTAGATGAGCAGTACACCAAAGACTTGCAGGAACTAGAAGAAACTCGCGCACGAGATCTACCTCAAGTGCAACAACTCAATGAGATGAAGCAGCGGGTAGAAGAGCGAACCCAAGAGATTGTCGGCGACGCTAACGAACTGATCCGTAGCGACCCAAAGACATTCCGCCAAGTAGACGAAGCTAAACTTGCAGAACACCGCCAATTGGCTGAGCAGAACCTTGCAGACGCCAATAAGTACGACGGCAAGACTACCTATGCATTACAGGAAGTATCAAAGGCCCAGAACCCGGACGAACTAAAGATCGCCCTTGAGCGTAACGGCGAAACCCTCCAGAAAGAGTTGGCTAATACCTTAAACGTTAAGGATATCGAACACGCTAAGGAGAGTATTAGTAAGATCTCAGATACCCAGATGGCCCTAGCTCGTATCACTTCGCCTAGTACCCTGTTCGATAAGGGCGGCCTCAACACCGAAAGCGCCGGACTCTTTAGTGAGCTTGTTAACGGTACAGGTCGTGCAGCTGTTGAGGGCGAGCAAATCGCCAGCCGATTAAGCGGTATCCAGAAAGCTCTTGGTAGTGACGCAAAGAAGCCCGAGGTGATGGACAATATTGTTGACTACCTGGAGGGCAAAGTCGAAACCTTAAACGTCCCTGGCCATGAAGCTGCAGCCAAAGAGATTCGTACAATGCTCGATGAGGTGAAACCATGGCTTAAAGAGAACGGCTACGGTACGATTAATGACTTCTACTTCCCCCATATGCGAGAGAACGACCCCAAAGGCTTAGCAAACCTATTTGATGAGTCTCAGATCGCTAAGGGCGAGCTTGGTATCGGTTCGCTTAAGAGTCGTAAAAAAGGCGGCGAAGAGTACAGTAAGGACGTCTGGAAGGTGCTTGGTGACTACTTTAACGGTATCAACCAGGCTAAGAACATCGAGCCGTCGCTTCGTAAGATCGAGAGCGTAAGCACTCAGCTTAAACTCGCGTCAGCCGAGCATAAGAACTTTGAAGCTTATGCCGGATTTCTCGATAACTACATTAACCAGATAAAGGGTAAGAACCAAAGCAATATCGAGAAGGCTTTCGATGCTCAATTCGGCCATAACGCATTTAAGAAATCTACTGGTGCTATCCGGGCAGTAAATGCAATGGCTACACTTGGCCTGTCTCCGCTTACCGCGCTGCGCCAGATGACCCAGGAGATTGCTACAGTCGGCAACCTTAACCCTAAATGGGCAGGTATCGGTATGGTCAACGGCGCACGGATGCTCGCAAGTAAGGAAGGCCGTAAAGAGCTTAAACTCTCCGGTGTGCTTGATGAGGGCACCGGGCTTAAAGACCTTAAAGGCTTAACCCAGAGTAGGGCCGGTAAGGCGTTTGATAAGGTATCGGACGGGCTCATGTCGATGGTGTCTACAATGGATAACATCATGCGCGCCCAAGCCTACGCCGGCGCTAAAGCCAAGGGTCTCAAACTTAACGGCTCCAAGTGGGAGCGATGGGCTAACGAAGCTGGCTTGACTGGCCAAGCAGCTCAAGACTTTGTACAAAAGAAAGCAATGGAGTACGGCACTAAAGCAACAGTTGATACTCAGTTCATCACTAGTAAGGTAGATGCACCTGCAGCCTTTAACGGGCCAGGGATGCGAACCCTTACCCAGCTGGCGACATTTGACGGTAAGCAAGCTGGCTTCCTCATTCGTATGGGCCTCAAGCCCATTAAGGATGTAAAAGCTGGCAACTATCGACTAGCCGCTAATGATATGGGAAGGCTTATTGCAATGGGCGCTACCGCATGGGGCGTACAGGCAACCCTCGGCCAATTCATCGGCATGAAGGAGACCGACCATATCCCATTCTACGACCAAATCCAGGCCTGGACAAACATCGAGGGTAAGGATGAGAAAGGCTTTGAGCGAGACCAAAAGAACAAATTCCGCCGCTCGCCTGCAATGACTCTCCTATTCGGTGATGGCAATAAAAACCCAGGACTTCTCGGCGCACTAGCTAAGAAAGACAAAGGCGAAGGTGTCAAAGAGTTTTGGGATAAGAACTGGCAGCTCATAGTACCGGCCGGCACGCAAGCCAAGCGTACGACTGAAGGTATCAAATCAGTGGAGGAAGGTGTCGTGAAGAACGATAAGGGCGATACCCGTTTCACGCAAAACCAAGACCAAGGCAATGCCCTTAAGGCTGCAATCCTCGGTAAGTATACTACTGAGAACGGCCAGAAGTGGCTCAAAGAGGGCAGCTTTAGCGCGGTCAAAGAGTCTCAACAGTCAAAGATCGAAAGCCTAGAGTCATCTAAAGAGCGAGAGCAGGCCACCGAGTACTTCAAGCGCACCAATAGCATCCCTAGCCGTAAACAGGCTTACGATAACGCCAAGCAAGCGCTACAGGAAGGCAACCGCAATAGAGCCCAGTCTATTATCAGCGAGTATAATAGCAAGGTGAAGGGGGCTTATGATGGCTTCGAGTTAACAAGCGAACAACGAAAGGCAGCAGCTCAGCGCGAAATACAACTAAACCGAGTCGTCAAGTCCTCTAAACAAAAACATAAGCAAAAATCTGGATGGTAGAATTGTGGCAGAAAATGAAACAATGAACCGGTGGGAGGTCAAAGAAGCTATTCAGCAGGCTATAGACCTCCATGAAACCCGAAAGGCTGCAACATTTGTCCCAGTCTATGCACTTGACCTATACAAAAAAGACATAGAGACAAGGCTTAAGGAACTGGAAGACGGCGCAGCCGAAGAAAAAGATAGAAACCGTTGGCTGTTCCGACTAGTAGTAGGTGCAGTGATCACGTCGTTTATACCGATACTCATTGCCCTACTTAGCCGCGGCACTGGAGGGTTGCTGAGATGACCATTATCAAGCGAACAATGGAGTGGCTCCGCAAAGATAAACTGCTAAAAGCATTGTCGTTTATGATGGTGCTTAGCTTAATCTTTAGTGGATATACACTGTATAAGAGTTTGACTCTCCAGCCCGGCCAATCGGTAACTATCTCGGGTGGAACAAAGGTAGAAAAACCGGTAACTAGCATCACCAATGCCCATGTCGACAAAGACGGGAACCTCGTCGCCTATTACTCAGATGGCGAGTCCCGTAATGTCGGGCAAGTACTAGGCTCTAGTGGTAAGGACGGGAGAACCCCCTCAAGTAATGAGATACAAGTAGCGGTTAAATCTTACTGTTCGACTAATAAATGCTCTGAATCCCCCACCAGCGCCCAAGTAATGGCAGCGGTGTCTAGTTACTGTGCTGATAATAAATGCAAAGGCGCAGAAGGCAAAAGTATTAGCGATGATCAAGTCGCAGTGGCTGTTGCTAAATACTGCGCAAGCGGTAAGTGTAAGGGTGACACTGGCGAAGCTGGAGCCAATGGTACAAACGGTATTAATGGTACGAATGGCGCAGACGGCGTCAACGGTAAAAGCCCTATACTTAACTGTGTAAATATAAAAGACAACTCGGGTAATCAAACATCTTGGGTAGCATGGAGATACGACGGTGAGGATAACTCAACCTACAGGCGCATATACAAGATAGCTGGTGACTCTAGTTGTATTAATATCTAGCGATATCAATAACGCAGCTAAAGCAGCTGTATTAACATCTAGGAGAATGAATGGCACTAGCAGCTAATGCTCAAGATTGGGCAAGCCAGCGTATCGGGATCTTCTTCCCAGCTGGAGAATCAGACAATAGCCAAGGCTATTTAACCGGGCAATGCGTGAGCCTCATTAAGTGGTTTCTCGCTGAGATGTGCGAAAAGGTGCCGTCTCCGTTTGCCGCCCGTGGTCATGCAAAAGACTTTGGCGAAGCACTTGTAGCGCAAGGCATTGCAGACCGTGTGGGCGACCTTAAGCGGGGCGACATCCTTGTATGGCCCTACGACGGTGGTGGTTATGGCCACATCGGGGTGTACATGGGCGATGGTACTGTCTTTGAGGAGAACGTAGCCGCCAGCGGACAGCGCACTGCCAACTTTGGCGCAGGCATTGTATACGCTGCTGACGTTGACCCATTAAACGCAGGGTGGCGTATTGGTGGATATAACATCTACCGTGTACGTACTTACGTGGAGAACATCGTAGCAGCCCGTGACCGTAGCGATGAGATTAACTTCCTTAACGGTTTGTACCGCCAAATCCTTGATCGCAACGTTGACGAGGGCGCTATCGCCCATTACCTCAAGCAGATCGACAACGGGTGGAACTGGGAGCAAATCAAGCAAGATCTCCTCGCCTCAGCTGAGGGACAAGCAGTCCAGGCTCGACGCGTAGAGGAAGCGAGAGCTAAAGCCCGCGAACTGCAGGCAGCCTTTGACAGTGAGACTAGCGAGATTAAGCGGCTCTACAAAGAAATACTAGAACGCGACGCAGATGAGGGCGGTATTGAACACTACCGTAATCAAGTCCGTAATGGCTGGGACTGGCAGATGGTAGCAGATGATCTACGTAATAGCAATGAGTACAAAGAGTTACAACGCACTAGAGAGACGCCCGCGCCCGAGATCAAGCACATTGAAGATAGGGCCGCTATCCCCGAAACTACTCCCGGGCTAGAGATTGAACTAAAAACGCACGTAGAGCCCTCTGAGAGCCCCGTAGAGAGCGCTAAAGACGAAGATAGTACAACTATACTAAAAGATATTAGAAACCTCTTACAGAGCCTCCTAGAGGCCTTTAAGAGCCTGTTTGGTAAACGGGTAAACGAAGAGAACATTTTTAAGAAGGACTAATCATGGAAGCATTGAACCTATTTATTATCCCCGCAATTGTTAAGGCATTTGATATGCTGAATAAGAAAGAATGGGGCGGGCTTGGTAAGCTCATCCTTGCAGTTGCCACTGGCGCAGCTGCTGGGTATCTTGGCTTCCATGGTCTAGATATTTATAGCGGTATCGCACTCGGTCTCCAATCGGCAGGTATTGTAACTGTCGCAGCTAAGGCTAGCAATAAATAAAAGAAGCCCCCAGTTATTGGGGGCTTTTCTTATTGGTTTTGCTTGAACAGCGCCAGGTCAAGTAGGTGTTTTTGATACTCATCTAGGGCCTTACGCTCAGCGATAAGGAGCTGCTCTTTGTTAGAGAGTAGCACGTGTTGACGGGCAAGCTCCACCGCGTCGGCGTTAGCTTCCTCAAGTACTTCGACTCGGGCCTTACACCACTTAAGTTGCTCAACCAACTTAGCGTTGTCGATTTCAAGATTCTTGATCCTGTTCCTCAGCGCCTTGTCTATTACGTTTTTCAAAATATTCATCTGCAATCTCCTCGATGCGTTCGCTACTTATATAGTTAGTCATTGAAACCTACCACTAATGACGGACATTTAAACTTTGTCGCATCGTTAAAGTTGTCTGTGATCACATACTTAAGATCCGCTTCCTTAGGCACTTCAGTAGCCCAATAATCAATAGGATCTTCTCCGTAGTGTTGACGCACTTCATCATAGGGGAAGCCGCGCTCGTCTAGGTCTTTGATTACGCCACCGGCTGGGTCGTCGTCTACATTGTAGACGGATACCCGGTAATCATGCGCCATCAACATTGCCGCGATATGCTCAACAGCTGGGTTTGTTGTTGTTCGATAATCAATTAATATAGTTTCCATACTATTGACAGCCTTCACAAGCAAACGCGTCAGCTGGATCTACAATCTCTCCACCGACTACACGTCGTTCTTTATTAGTTGCTTCAAAATGTTGTTGTGCCTCTTCAATAATCTTTAGCTTCTCCTCAAGGGTGCTAGCTTCTTCTAGGCGCTTTGTTAAATCTTGCTTATAGGTCATTTAATCGATCTCCTACTAGTTTAGCGTATCCTGCAATATCAATATAACTGTCTGCGTAATAAGGGTCGCCGTTAACGATACGGCCAAGCTTATGGGCGATCATCTCCAGCGTTTCTTTAATATCGCTATCCAGCAGGTCAAAGTCAATGTTAGGGTTTGTAGCAAGTGCGCCGTAAAGGATATTCTTAATCCCTTGGCTTACTTCTGCATGGCCCATGTAACTACCATAACGCTTGCCTCGCTCGTCTAACACTTCGTTGATATCGCTCATAGTGTCTCCTTTACATCGTTAACCGCTTGCTCATAAGGTTCACCGCCGATAAGGACAGCGATTACTGCGAATGTAATCATTACCCCGTAGGCGAGAAACGCCAATACCGCTACAGGGAATGCGAGAATAACGCGCGTATATTCAAGTAATGTCTTCAAAAAATTCATAAAAAGAAGTCCTCTTGTTTAAATTGATCCATCGGGTCGGGTTCTGCACCCTTCATGAAATAATCTAACTCGTAGCCTAGCTGTTTTTCTATCTTGTCCCGACAAGTAGGGCAGATAATCCAGCTATATTCCCAGCTTATAATCCAGTTTAGCGGTAAGAAGTCCCGATTTGTTAGCTCCATCTCGCCGCAAACGTAACACTCTACATCCCGGCTTAAAGGAGCGTCTCTATCGCTATACATTGACCAATCTGCCCTCCCTCTTTACGCTAGCCTCACTTGACCAGCTGCCGCAATGTAGACACTTGTAGCGCTGTACACGGCCCGATCGTTTACGGTAGCTGCCATCTTTACGAATATTGTCGCTGCCACATTTAGGGCAGATACCATCGATACCTGTATGGTCTCCAATGTTTGGATGGTTATGGATCCATGGGCGCAGCTCGGCATACAAGCCGGCGAGCACTTCAACATCCTTATTGTTGTAAGTCTCCATAACACCCCATGCTTTCTTGTCGTTCTTAATAAGGCAGTCATACCAAACGTCTGCATAAGTACTTTCAGTCTTACCTTCACCGAGTAAGAGTTTACCTAGACTGTCGAGGCTGTTGCTATTAAAGCGCGCAACTGACCGCGCAACTTGTAGGGTGTCTACTGTTTTATATGGGCTAGGCGGCGTAAGATGATGACGAATAAACATCGCGTTGCTTACCTTCTGATCAAACCGCCGTCCGTTGTGGGCCACGAGAATGTCTGCTTCATCGAACAGATCCCAAAGCTTTTTAACAACCTTTTTCTCGCTCATGTCTCGCTGGCTTACATGGTGGATCTCTTTTTGGCCGAACCACTGGTAAGAGAAGCACATAATCTCAGGGTCTCGCTCAACCTTTAAGACGTTGGTTTTCCATAAGCCATACGTCCAGCCCAGGGTCGCGCTTACTTCTAGATCGTAGATAAGGATCTTGGGCAGTGGATCAAACTCCTGTTGGCTAATCTTCGTCAAATTCTGCACAAAGCTCCTCCAGCTCTATACTTGATAGCCGGCTATTAACTAGCCAAATCTCCGCCTTATCAGCAGGCTCATACTCCATTACGGGTATATTCACTTCTTTCTCTCCTTCCTTTATATCCCCGCCAGCTTTAGGCTAGCATTTGGACTTGAACGGCTCTATTCTCACCGGAGCCGTAGACGGTTGACATATCCTCGTATAGTGAGGCTGTCTTTCACCTACCTTGACCGCGAGGATAACGTTGACACGCACGTGTGTCTCCCTAGGGTATTGAATAAAACAGGCTGCGTCTTTCTTGACATTTAACTAGCTCGCTAGCTAGCACCTGCTATTATTTTACCTCGAGTTACGTCTTGAGTGTAGGTTGCAGGCCTACCACCACCTTTTAGCCTGCCACGAGGCCCAAGCTTGAGCCCAACCGCCGTAGCGGCTCTTGGCGTAGGCGTCGGCGCCTCGGATATGGCCGGCAATGTTACCCGTGCCGCCCCATTTGCCGCAAGGCAGTTCCTGGAAGTAGGCGCATGCACCGCCATTAGGGTTTACTGCGTTAGGGTTACAACTCGACTCCTTCTGGGCTATTTGTAGCGCAAAAGGTAAGTCGGCCTGTGATATGCCATTAGCAAGCAAGATCGAACTAATAGCTTGGCACCCAGCTGGAGCGGCCGCTTGTACGACAGGTGCTGGCTGAGGTGCAGTCTTTGCAGCTTCTTTAACTTGGGCCACCTGCTGAGCTTTAACCTCTTGGGCTTTCTTCTCTTCGGCGGCTTTTGCCTCTCGCTTATTCTGCAAGCTGACTTTTAAACTTTGGTTTTCCTTTGTAAGGTTCTCGGCATTTTGCCTGGTTTCGCGCAAAGATGACTCAATGGTCGTCTTCTCTTTTTTGAGCGATTCTACGCGCTCTGAGACGCCTTTAAGCGCATTTTTCGTTGTATTAGTCTTGGCCTCCTGGCGGACTAGGTCTTGCTTTACATTATGGTTCGCATTAAGAGCAATAATATTCAGCACGACCAGCGCGAGTATAGCAGCCGGTAGGGCGTACTTCTTCGCTTTCGTTACTAGGTTTTTACTAATATAACCTCCTATTTAAGTTCTTTGAAGGATCATCCCACGCGTCTGTCTATTGCTCGATGCCCTGGTATTCCGCAATCTCATCCATCGTGTAGCCTTGCTCCATAAGCTCAACTACCTTTTGTCCGATCTTACTCATATATCATTTCTCCTTCCTAGTCAGTATACTACACCAACTCATATGGATTGTCTAGCGTAGAATTTACAATACCCCGCATCTCCGCCAACTTAACTGAAGTGAGGCCCAGTTGATTTAACGCCCTATAGAGGGCGTCTAGCTGGGCGTAGTCTCTCTCCGGGTGGATAGGTGTGTCTACTATCGCCTTGCCATACGATTCAAATGTTTGTATTACTTCGCGTTTATTCATCCTACATCTCCGATAAAGCCCCTAAAAAGTCCCGCGTTTCTTGCGATACGAGCGGCCTCCAGCGTTTACTACCCTTACGATAGTTGCACCCGCCGTGGGCCGGCTGTATATTAAGCGGATCAAACACATTAGAAGCCTCGCGGGGCTGTATATGGTCTAGCGTTACTTCACTTAATGAGACAAACTTATTGCATATCCCGCACAGGTAGCAGCCATTATCAAGCGGCGGGTTATCTTCTAGCCAGTAACGACGAAAAGCAAGCCATGCCGACTCGCTATCCGTATAATTGTTAGGGTCAAATGTATCTAACTTCGACAAGTACACCCTCCTGGCCTTCATCTACCTTAATGAAATCATCCCCATCAAAACCTTTAACCCATGACTGGTTATCGTTAGGTAGTACCCCGGCATGTTGCATCCCGTCTAACACATACTTACAGCCAAACCGTATGTTGTCAAAGTCATGCCTACTCGAGTAGTACCAAGTAAACTTGATCTTACAAGGCTTCTCTATTACTGGCTTACCCTCTACCTGTGAGGCTACCAACTCATTCATCTTTTTCTTAAGCGCCGCGCCTGCAAACCTATTTACTCGGTTGGCGTTGTCATGCTCATTGAGCTTGGCTAAGTTGCCGTTAATTTTGTAAGATATCATCTAGCATCCTATCTATCGATTGCCGCTTCTCTAGCTCCGCCCTCTTACGCTTCTCTCTATTGGCTACTGATGCCCTATTACCCTTAAGCCTGGCTGCTTGGTCGAAGGTGTGAGCCTTGCCGCGAGCATGAGCTAATACCCCGCGTAGTCGTGCACCCTTCATCTTTCCCCATCTCTGGAAGGCTAGGGCAGCTGGTGAGTCATCTAGCTTAGCGGGCTTAAACTTAGAGGTTCGCTTCGGTCTTCCTCTGCGACTGGAGCTCGATCGTGCGCCCTTTGATCGCGTCGATGAGGTCGTGCGTGTCTGCCGAGATTGACTTGAGTCGCTCATATAATACCTTAGCCTCCCCATATACTTCCTTACTTTTAATATAGTGTTCATCTGCGTGTTTAGCTTCTGATGCGGCGGTTACTGGAAACTTCTCTCGAGCCCTTAAGAATGCTCGTGATTTTTCTGCCTCCATCTCTCGCTCTGCCTTTAATAGGTTGCGCAAGGCGTCCTCTTTAAACTCAGCGAGGTATCCTTTCATCGCAGAAAGCTTAAGGGCGGTATAACTAAGTACATCCGCCCCCTGTGCTTTAACCCATTGTGCATCAGAAAACTTTTCGTTGATGAACATAATGTTCTGGATAATTTTCTGGTAATCTATCATTCTAACTAGTAATCAAGTTCTGTAAGGTCTGGAGCACTTTCTCCCGGGTCGTTGGCGACATTGCCCTGAAACCGGGCGAGGTTATCAAGCTTAGCCTCCAATGCCGTTACACGACCCTCAAGTGCTTTGTACCTTGCGTCATCGGTTGTTAACTGTTGCTGAGGCGCTTGGTAGCCAAACGGCTTCTGCGCCTTCTTAAATTGAGCCTTACCCCACTGGTTCTTAATCACGTCACCATACAGGTAATCGCCCCTATTAACTGCGTTACCTGGCTTTTTAAGGATCTGCATCCACCCATCTACCGGTTGGTTTTGCACCTTCACCATGTAGACATGGAACTGGTTGCCGTTAAACTCCTTAACGGTGACCTGCTTAGTGCCGCGATCCTTCCCCTGAAACGCGTCTGTCACTAGCCAATCTTGTGCCATTTACTTACTCCCTTTCTTTTTAAGTTTTGGCTTATCACTAGGCTGGACTACTTCAACCCCTAAGTGATCTAAAATTAATGCGACGTTATCCCGCAGCTCGTCAATCGCTACTGTATGGAGCATCTGAACACTGTCAATGTCTTGCGTCAAGTCGCTGACATCATCAAGTTCTTTCTTAAGATTCTTAATATCTGTCTTATTCGTCATAACGCGCGACCAGGTATCGCTATCGTTCTCGAAGATGGCACTTACAATCTCCTGTAGGGTGCTCACCCGTTCTTCTAACGCTTTGTACTTTTTTAGCATTTATTCCTCCTTTAATGCTTTAGATATATCAACGACATCGTGCGTGTAATGAACCCATGGCCGCTTGCCTTGCACTAGCCGCTCAGGATCTAGGTGGTGGACCTGCAACTCCTTCGTATTGATGCCATACTGCTTAAGAATGTAGGCATAAAAGGACAACTGCAACCAGTACTCGCCGAGCTGGGTGTTGTCGACATCTTTCTTAAACGGGCTGTTTTTCTCCTGGTAAACCTTATTGGTTACTGAGTCATTCGTTTTCATGTCATGAATGATCACGGTGTTTTTATCGACAATTTCCAATAGGTCGATAGCTCCACAGAAACGCAAGCTCTCGTGCCAAATGAACTGCTCGGCCAAGTAGCTGCCGGGCCCTAAATCGTTCACAAACGTTTGAGCAATATAGGCAAAAAACATATTCTTGCAGAGAGCTTTGTTGACGCCGTCTTTACCCTTGATCTTGTCGCCGACTTTGTTGTAGCTATAGTAAAGTTCAATAGCAGCGTGGATCGCAGTGCCGTAACCGGTAGCTATATCAGATTTCATCTCCCAAGTTTTCTCTACATCCTCACGCTTAACGCCCTTCTCCCGCTCATAGTAATCAAGCACACGTTTTTTATCTTCATCAGTAAACTGCCTGAAAAACTTACGGGGGAAGCGGCTACCCGACATGTAGTGAGGTAGATAGATATGGCCATTGTCTACACCTACTGTAATCTCCCGCCCGAGTACCTTAGATTTGTACACGGTGGGGTTCTTCAAATTCATCGTAGAAGCCCCTTCAGAGGCCGCAGGATCGTTTGTAGCATCCGAGATGGGTTCTTGGTCATCTTTCTCGTATTTGAGGCAGATATTCATGCCGAGGTTTTTACCTTTGTCTCCGCCGGTGACTTCCGAGATTTTAATCTCTACCTCTCGGCCAGCGTCTAGAGCTTCGGCAATGTCTTTATTCTTATCTTTGGCGATATACCCAACTGGATACCACTTACCTTTGATGTCTACGTCCACTGCAACTGCTCGTGGATCATATTGGTTTTCAGGCTCTCGCCTAACCCGGAGGCTTTCGTTGCCTTCTAGGTGCGCAAGAATGTCTTGGCGGTTCTCAAATGTTGTGCCAACGATCTTGCTGTAATAATTAACTTCTTTCATGTTTTTAGTATATACCCTAGCAATATTCTAGTCAACCCCTAGTGTCATGTATTATTTACAACATGCTATATTGCTAGTGAGGCCTCACTCCTCTCTCTTTCGCCCCGCCATTCTTGGCGGGGTTTTTTCTTTGCATGATTTTTGCAGTATCTGGTCAATCATTCGTGCTTCATCCGACATCTTAAAAGCCGTTTTGTTTGCCCCCCTAATGTAGAGACCGTCTAAAGAGACAACGCGGCTTAGTGCAACATACCCCTGGCCTGGCACGAACGCCTCAGCCAGATCAATCTCAGCGGCGTCTAATGTCATCCCCTGGCTCTTATGGACAGTAATAGCGTATGCAAGCCGTAGCGGTATCTGGGTAACCGCGCCAAGTGTCACGCCTTCATTGCTTACCTCCCACGTATCGGGATTTACTACAACCTCGTTACCGTGGAAGTCTACAACTGGTAGCCCATCCTCTAATGCGACAACCCTACCGAGTGAACCGTTATGATACAGCCCCTCGCTATTATTCTTAGTGGCAATAACAGGTGCGCCAACTTTTAGTTCCAGCAACTCGGGGCTCTGTATTGACCCCTTTAATCCGTTAATGATGTTCAAGTCGCCTTTTTCAGTCATCATATAGAAGATAGAGTCCCCCTTAAGCTTGCCCAGTTGGCATGCATTCTCGCTATCTACCTTTCTATTAAGGGAATACAGCCGCGGGACTTGGCGACCGGGTTTAATCATTCGGCTTTGAATATAAGCTATATGGCGCTTAAAGAGATTGCCGCCGCGGACTCCTTCAAGTAGATCGCGCAATCGGTCGTCCTTTTGGCGGTATACCTTAGTAAGGTAGCAGCTCCTGATATCGAGAACGTTCCAGACCTTACTATTAGTGATGAATCTCCCCTCAACTGGTGGCAATTGATAAAAGTCTCCGCATAAGATAAGCTGTATACCACCAAATGGCCGGTCATCATTACGCGCCCACCTAAGTACGGTATCTAGCATGTCAAACACAAAGTCCGGCATCATACTCACTTCATCTATTACAAGAGTGGCGGTCGTTTGAAACTCTTTGCGCTTTTTCTTACTAATAGTGAATTGCCAATCATCTGGCAGCTCTTTGCCGAGTCCTACTCGCGCCCAACTATGGAGCGTCTGTCCATTAAGGTGGGAGGCGGCCAGTCCCGTTGTAGCTGTAACCGCCGTCTTTCGCCCTAATAAACGATTGCGCTCTATGAATTGTTTAAGCGTATGCGTCTTGCCAGACCCGCCCCGGCCACAGAGTACAACCGATTGACCAGATAGCATTATCTCTAACGCTTCTGTTTGTTCCATCGTGCGTCCCAACTATTTTGATGTGACTCTGCAAACTTCTTCTTCTTAGCGAGCAGCTTGCCTACCTCTTCCGCAATAATATCGGTGTCTACACCATTAAGTGCCGTGTACCGATTAACGTAAACCTCTACGATATCGGTATCGCCCTTATGGATGGTAAACCACCTACGGCTGTGGCGAGTAACCGATAGCCCAATCTCATCGAGCCGTTCCGCCATCGCGTCGTAATCGGGGTCTGGCTGTACCCGATTACGGATCGCAGTGGACACGTCGTTGTTAATCACTTCCGCCATCGTAATCCTCTCTAAACGACTCAAGCCGTCGCAGTGTTCTCTTAGTTTTTTTTATTTCCTCATCTAGCACGTTCGCAAGCCATTTGTCCTCGTACCCGACAATCTCAACTAGGCCGTCCGCGCTCTCTAGGGAATCTGTCATTCCCGAGATGAACTGGTTGTAGGCCAATATGTCGACGCTCCGCCCGTTCATCGCAACAACAATCGCGTCGATATCTGCATGATCAAGCACTTGCTCGAGATCGCCATCGCGAAATACTGCGTACCTCATTCTCGCTCCCCAACTGGGGTTAGTGCATATTCGGGTATTATCTTAGTAGCTGCGATAGCGTCCTCTGGTGAGATTGTCCATGTATCAATCCACCAAAGCGCCGTATCAGCCTCACTGATACAGGCAATGCTTATACCTGAAGAGCTCACAACATAAGTAAAACTCCTGCCGAAATCTACTTCTAGCCCAATGTCTTCGCAAAGCCCTACAAATAAACTAGTATTCATCTTTGATGTCCCTACATCTTTACCTGCTTAGTAATTGCACTGCGCACACCTCGTGTGTATGCCTTAGCCTGTACGGTGTCAAGCCGGCGGTTGATAGCGTCAACGATTGCTTCACGGTCGCTAATCTCTGCAAGCATCTGATCTTTGTAGGCCTGTAGCTCCTCCTCGGGTAGGCCGTCTACCACCTCTTGCATTTCAAGCAGTGCAGGCTGGACTGGCTCAGCCTCTGGTGCCTCCCAGTCGTGGGGCTCAGGTTGTTCACCCTTAATGACTGCTCGTGAGATAGCAAACGACTGTACCCCGTCACCTAATGCCGCGCTGTTACGCTCAGCCAACAACTCCTCAGGTGATGGGGTATCAATCATCATGTCATTGTATTGCCCAATGTGCTTCTTGTACTCTGTCATACTTTCCTCCGTTTGATGTTTACAGTGTCCGCGCAAGCGATCGCTCAATGTGTCGAACTGCGCCCATTTGTCGTTTGTTGGCTCACCTAGTCGGTTGTGGTTCATCTATTTTTCTCCTCTTCGTCTATCTTATCTTTTATTCTGTTTTTTGCTATCTCAACTATGATCATTATAAACTGCGCAATACCCGGGAATGGAGAAACCTGTAGCAGTTTCGCATACTCTCCTATTTCGTCTTTCGTCAATACTACACTGTCTACAATCTCATAGGCTCTATATTTAGTCAGCAGCATCCTGTATCGCCTCTTCACTCCACCCATTGACTGTGCCTCCAGCCAGCTCATGTATCTCACCGGTTGGACGATACACTTTGTAATAGGGCTTCTGTTGCTCATTCATACACTGCCGCCTTCGTTGCTAGGATCCCCATACGCTCACGTGGTGTCAGCCCACCTCGCATACCATAATCTACGTCGCCAGTCATCAGCGCATCAGCTAGGCACTCACCTTTTACTGGACACTCTGCACAAATCTTACGTGCGATTTTGTAGTTGTCGTACCCGTTGTAGTCATCCACATACGCTTTATTTTGTGGAAAGAAAGCTTCCGGGTCTGTTTGTGCACACAGTGCTGAGCCTCGCCATTTCTCACTCACTCTTCCATCCTCCTATTGTCATTTCTTGCAATACATTCTTCATAAAGTAGATAGCATTAACGGTCGCCATGTCCTTTACAGCGATTACCGACACCATGTACTTCGCGGCCTCATCGAGATTTGCAAATGTCTCTTTCTGTGTAAGGGAGACAATCTCATCCGCCTTCATGCCGTTACTGGTTGATTTGTCTAGGATCTCTAGGATTTGTTGTTTCATTGTTTAATTGTCCCATCTCTCCCGCTGAAGGCAGTTAAACAATCTTTCTCTTTACGCTCAGTAAATGCGCGCAATTCTTTTAATGCCTCATTAACGTGGAAGTTGACCGCTTGCATTGCATCTGAGTCCCAATTAACTCGGTAAATAGCAGCCGCTGCATCCATTAATAGATCGGCTACCTCTTTAAGGTTGGGCGCCTCCTTGCCGCCGCTATTCTCTGGTTTATACATGTCTATTCTGGCCATTCTCCAATATTACTCCTAATCTCTCTCATGTTTTCTAATATTTCAATTGATTTAGCCGCTAGCTTAATACCCTCTAATGAGTCACGTAGTAGCTCGGGGATATCGCCGGCGTCGAACTTCTCAGCCCGTTTAATCAAGTCGCCAACTAGGCGCTCTATTTCATCCATTTAATCTCCTCTCTTTAAAGTTGATAATTGCCGAACTGTTAAGCTGCTATAGCCTCTGTTCTATCTACTAACCATTATACTCCAAGTAATGGATAAAAGCAAGACTATTAATGGGAGAAACTAAAGAAACCCGCCGACTCTTTAGTTGATAGAATCCGCGGGCTTATTAGTAATCTATTTATTAGTTTATTAATACTTAGTTACCTTAATGGTTATTGCATAACATCAAGTGTTATAACCTTTTGATCACTCGCCGTTCTCCAAAGGGCTACAACAACTAATGGAAGTTCCTACACGCCACTCCCGTTACTTGTCTTCGCTGCGCTTTTCTCTGCGTCGCCTCTCTCCCTTACGTTCGGCCCCTTGCTCAAAGCTGGTCGCTTACTCCGTAAGCTCCTATATGTATCTGTTTTACTCTATTTTTATACCCCCCCCGGATCCTCACTTTGTCAATTTGACTAAAGTTTTCCACAGGCGTTTTTGGCAAATTACCCACTTTAGACTTTTTTGACTTTTTTCGAAAACCCCCGATTTGACTAAAATTTTTTTAGAACAAAACACGTACAAAAACTTAAAAAATAGTTTAGCGGCTGAACTAAGTTTGAAATTTGTATTAAATTATGGTATAATATTTATAGAACAATAACCGAGCAAAATGGGAGCCAACTATAGCCGACTCCCATCATCTTACC